GCATCATTGATCCAACCCTCAACAAGATTGGCAACTACTCCTGAATTATTAAGGGCAGCTTCTGTAACTCTTGATAAGGTTGCCATATTATTCAGCATTAATTCTTTAGCCATTAGACAGCCTCCACAACAAAGAACAAGTGACCATCAGCAGTACTACCAACGTCAATAGGTGTAGAAGTAACGATTGAGTAGTCTAACCCTAAGATAGGGTCAGTAGCAGTTCCTGTCTTAACAAGACCTGCAGCTACTTCTATAGTATTTAACCCACCATCACCAGCCCCACCAATACCATTAGGTATAACTGGAGGATTTCCAGGAACCCATTGAGAGCTGTCACCATCATTAATGTCTATATAGAACTGACCATCATCAAGGTTATACCAACCCTGTCCTGTACCTTCTACAGGTGGTGGTGGTGCTATACTAACTGTTGTGGTTGTTACTTGTATCCAAGCAGCGTCTTTCCTGCCGTAGATACGCCCATCAGAATTAGCATCAGGGAAACTATCACCTACATCAGCAAGTGTGGGTGGGTTGCCTTCATGGAATATTTTATGAGTATTAGCATCAGTAAGTGATATATCCCTACCATCCGCAATTTCAGTTGTGTCAATATCAACAACAACTGCCGACCCTTGTACATTGCCCAGCATCAGATTCTTAGTAGCTGGATTGTCAGTATTAAACTGTACTAATGCTTGTGTATCTTCAACAGTCATTGCACTACCTGTCCAGACACCAACAGCACCTGGCGCACTTAAACTTTTAAGTAGTAGTCCATGTTGAGATACTAGTGTATCTGACCCACCAATACTAGCCCCAAGCACCCAGTAACTATATGTACTATCTGTGGCAGGATTTTGGTTAATGTGATCTGTGATGCAAGTAAGTATATCTCCATTGTACTTGATAGTTGCTCCTGCAACATAGTTTATTGTTGCGTCCCACTCATTTGCACCCTTCTCTGCTTGTGACAATGCATTAAGTGTTGCATTTTGAAGTACAAAGTTAAAGTTCTGGAATGTAGGTATTTCTGCAACCCACCCAGCTTGATACTTTGCATCGCCTGGATCTGTAGTTCCGCCAGATATGGCCCAGACTAGGCCTAAATTATTCTGTGTAGTCATGTAGACCTCTTATATTAAGTTGATTGTGAGTGAAGTACCAGTAGGTATAAACCATCTAGATAGGTACTGTATCATTCCGCTATCTCCATCTGATACATCTAGGGCTGACAAATCTAATACTACCTCCCTAGGTGTAATCCATGTAAGACTCATACCCCTAGGGACTTTATCAAGTAAAGTACATATTACTAAATAGGTATCGTTAATATCTAAGGTATCTCGTGTTGAGCATAAAGCCTTAGCTAGCAGTAGCCTACGGTATGTGTAATCATTTAGTGGTACAACATTAAACCCTTCGCCCTCCTCACTCAAGAAGTAGCCACCATCGTTAGGTGTTGCTTCATCAGACATTTTCTGTGCATTAGCTGCACCTACAAAACCAAAGTATGGGTAGGGTATCTCGACAGACCTAGGTTGATTAAGGATAATACCTATAACATCAAGCTGCTTACCTACTGCATATTCTAAAGTTCTACCTAGATATACGCTATCTATCTGCTCAAATAAGTAATCCATTTCATCTATAAAGGATGCTAGGTACTGATTAAAATTTGGACTATTACGGTATTGATCTAGCATAAGCGCAAAAGCCAGCTTAGATCCCTTATCTTTAACTACATCTGTTATTAGGTTACGTGCTTTGAAAGTTACAGGTAATATCATTATACCACCGTTACGTTAATATCAGCAAAACTACTAATAGCAAATTCGTCTTTATCAATTACTACGTTTGCTGCAAATAGTGAGACAAGTGACTTACCTATTGTGAATGTATTTATTTGAGCCTCACCAAACTGAGTAACAAGTGGGAACAGTCTTGACCATACCACATCTTCACCAGCTAGTAATGCATTGATACCATCTGCTACGGCTTGCTTAATACCTTCGAGTGCGCCAGCTACATCATTAGCTAGGAATGTAATATTCAATTCTGCATATATATTAACAGGCACGGCTTTAGTAAAGTTCACAGTTTGTGGTAGTCCTTGACTATCATCTAATACTACTGATGTACTTCCATAAGTGCTAGTACCTACTGAGTTTGTATTAAGGATAACTTGAGCAATGGCTTCATCTGTGATTATACCAACCTCCCCAACAGTTACGTGTATGTTATTGGCGGGTGTACCATCAGGTAGCGGCCCATTTGTTGGGTTATTAGTTACTAGTGCTTGCTCAATACCTAACTCTAATAGCCTTGCTTGAATAGTATCTGCTATGCCTATGTTGTTACGCATTACAGTCGCTTGTCTCATATTCCTGTATTGAGTTTCTGTCTGAGGTAATCCACCGACTACACCATCAGCTGGTTGATTTATTCCAGTCCACCCTTCTACATAGGTCTGTATTGTATTAACAGATCCTGCAGGTACTGATAGATTACCAGCTACTTGGGATATAGCTCTTACAGTACTATCAATATACGCGGTAAACTCTGTTTCAAATACATTACCATCTGAGTCAGTAACTAGAGATCCTTTTGGTACCTCAGTACCTACTACACCTGTTAAGTCAATAAATACATAACTCCTAGATGCAGACCCATATGGTATACCCGTAATTTGACCTATATTAATTAGGCCATGACCAGTAGCATATGTAGGATCATAACTATGGTACACTAAACCTAGTTCAGACCATGCCTGAGCTAATTCAAAAGCCATGATACCTATAATTTGTCCATCTGGAGATTCTGGGCTAAAGTCAAACCCAGGACTAAACTGCTCTTGCTTAGCTTCTATTCTTTCTTTAATTTGATTATATGTTAGAGGCGTAAAGCCTTCATTGGTTAAGCCAGCCATATTAGCCTCCTGTGTTTGTCCAAGGTATAGTTAAGTCTATTACCCCATGTACTGTCTGTGCTGTAAACTCAAGAATAACAGTACGTCCTGTGAGTCTAATACTCATCGTGTCAATATATAGAACACCTTGAGTACCTAGTATAATCTCCCTAGCTCTAGATTCAAAATCGTACAGTTGTGCGTTCTTCTCAAAGTCTTCAAAGTTAAGCCAGCCTATTGAGGGATCTAATAACCACTCGCCAAGGCCTGTTATAAGCTTACTTCTAACTTGCTGGACTACAAAGCGTCCATCTACTACCCTTTCGATACCACCTTTGGCACCTATGATTAAGTCATTACTTGTTTGCTCTAACGCTATATGCATTAGGTACCTCCATTGGGTGGTGATCCACTACTATGAGTATGGGTTGAAACACCTACAGTGGCAAACGTACCAAGACCTGTTCCTGTAGTTGCACCTGTTATTATTAAGTCACCATCTATAGTAACAGTTGGTGCTTTTATAGTAACAGATTCTAGGGAATCTATGGTTATACTACCATCAAGAGCTAGACTAATCTTCTGTGTAGCATCTATGTTCCGCCACTCAGAATTATCCGGTGATACTGTAAGGCTCTGTATGGCTCTAGGGATGGTGTTGAAGCCAACCAATGCAAAGCCATCATCTTGACTGAAACTACGCTGTAGGTGAGGCGTAGGGCTCCCTGCTAAGGTTCCACCCTCATCTTTGTCTAGCCACATCCAATGATCGTATCCAACCTGACTGAATATAAGAAGGCAAGTATCTCCTTCTGTAACTGGCATTGTTATAGACCAACCACCACCTGAAGGTGTATGTACTGGTACGTCATCTATCTCTTCCCACTTCTCTAGCCCTTCACTGACAAAAGTGTCTGAGAAGACACACTCAGCACTTATCTTAACAGTAGCTGTCTGGTTAACTGGGTCATAAGATACAATACGTCCAGGAAATGTTATTGATATTTCTTTTGCATTGATATTCAAAGGCTTCTCCTATATTACTGTTGTCTTAGTTAGTTTTGTTAAGTGTAGTTCTTGTAATGGTAATACCACTCCAGATACTACGTCTTCACCAATCCGAGCAGCTGCTTCAAGAACTGACTCTATATCTGGTGTAGATGCACCTCGTGTCTTTGAGGCATCATAGACTGTACCACCAGCGTTAGTTACTACATCTCCTGCGAGGATAGCTACACCAGTCACAATACAATCCCTACCTGCTGTCCATAAAGAACCACCACGATCTAGTCCTGACACATCCATTATCTTACCTGCAGCTCCGTAGATTGTCTCTCGCGCTTGGCCTAATGCTGTGTCTACTATCTCATCTGCTTCTTCAATTATTATGTCAGATACCTTATCACTAAGGCATGCCGTAACTCCAGTAAGTACCCTAGTGGCACTCTCGGAAGCATCTTGTAGTGAGAACAAGTTAAAGAATGTTTGGTTCTCTCTTATCAAGTCAGTATCACTAAAGTTAGCTTGGTACTTGAGGGTATCTGTAGAGTAATCCTTTGCAAGTGCTTTATAGGTCATAGTAATATCATTACCTAAAGTATCTTGTGTAATTAATGAGAAATCTGCCCCAACCTTCGCTGCTGAGATTACATCATCTTTACCTACAGTCAACCCTGCTTCCTCTAATGCTTGTACAAATGCGGGCCTATATACTTCGTTTACTACTGTAAATACAGCAGGTGCTGGAGCTGCCCTAGTAAATGAGTTCTTTACTTGGATCTCCTCACCAGACATTTTGAAGCGTATGGCATCCATCATGCCTTCGCCTTGCTGTGAACTAAACTTATTGAATATTACATTAGTATATACTTCTAGATTAGTTACTACCTTACAAACTACCGCGTCATTTACTAAGTGTTTTAACTCTTTAAAGACAGCTTTTGAGTTATTAGTACGTCCCCAATTCTGTGAAGTCACAGTGTGTGCTACTGGCGTATTAGACACTAATGCATCTATGGAGACAAGTCTATTCTTCCTAATGGCATGAGTACTTACCGTGAATCCTGTCTGTACAGGGAATTTCGTAATCTCTGTAGAGGCACTGTGATCCTCTGTGAATATAGAGTGGAAGTGTAGCTTCCTTTCAACGCCCTCTGATGTCGTATATATTATATGTGCTGGTGTTGAGCGACTGCTAGGCATAATTAACCTCCAAACCAATTAAATGTGGGTGCGCTTATACCTTCTTCAGGTCGTGTCGCACTTACTGTTGTAGTCCATGACTTGGTATAATTAGACCCTTCATGCTCTACCGCTATTATCTGGTACATCTGGAACCCCGCTATAGTGTCCTGTATATAGTCACTTGCAAAGGCTAGGTTATTAATCTCTAGCTGAACCCCTGCAGTTACCAACTTACCTACATCAATGATCCCTAGGGGGACTAAGTTAGCATTTAAGTTAGACACTATAGCTAAACCACCTGCCGAGAACCTTGGATTAGATCTTAGGTCGTTACTATCAAGTATTACAGTCTCTTTGTACTTTTCCAGATCGGTGAATTCTACTTCGTTG